GCGGACATTATACTAAGCATACGGGAAAGTTCCTTTGCACCTATCTCTACATAAGACATACTTGTTTTTTAACTAGATATTATATAAATTAAATTAATCTTTTTTATCGTCAATACCTTTATCATTCTTGCCTAATAGACTTTTTACTGAACGTTTTTTCTTTATTTTTTTTGGTTTTTCCTCTTTGGCTTCCTCTTTAACTTCTTCTAATTCATCAACACCTTTTTTGTCTTTAAACTGTTCTTCCCAAGTGCCATTAAATTCTGCCATAACTTGATTCATTTTACCTTCTGAAAGTAATTTAATTGCTCTATTATCGAGGGTAATTCCGGGAACAAGTCTTAATAGTCTTGCTAAGCCATCTGCCATATTAAGATCTGCCATAAGAATTGATTTATATACTACTATTTAACCTTTTTTGTTCCTATACAGTTCCAACCTAAACCACATTTATTACAATTAATAATAACATCTATAAAATATACTTCGGGATATTCAGGTTCTTTTCGTTCTTGGGATTCTTCTTGTTCAGAAGAAGCACCACATGAAGGACAATATTTCAATATATTATTTATAATATAACCAAAATATAAATCTTTATATGTGAAAGTTTTGAAAATTATTATGAACAAAGTTTTAACTATCACTTTTATAAGTGTTGTGTTTATTTTATTATTAGTTCCAATTAATACATTTGCACAATATAATGATAAAGGTGATAAATATGAAACACTTGGGGTAAGACACGCTACAAATCCACAAGTATGTTTGTTTGAACCTGATCCAAGTAGGGTAGATCCTTTCTATTGGGGTGATGTTCAATATCAATCTTGGAAAGCTCTTTTAGAATGGCAAATAGTAATGACTGAATTTGCACCTGAAGGTGATTGGTCAATGTCAATTCATAGTACAGTTCCTTTTGAAGAACATGAGAATAAAACACCTGATGATTATAGACACTGTACTGTTTTTTTAACATACGAGATTGAAAATACCAAGGAAGATAGTAAAGCATTAGGTCAAACAGGTATTGATTTTAGAAACAGTTCCCATAAATTTATGTATATAACAATTTTCTTACATCATGTTCAACATAATAATATAGTATTAGATTTAGGTAATACAAAACCAAATCCTGAAACAGGTCTTGTTGAATTTACAATCAATCTAGATAAAAAAGAACTACCTTTAAATTCAGTATATAATATTGTACTTCATGAGTTCGGTCATGCACTTGGAATCGGTCATTATTATGCTGGTGAATTTCCTGAACCACAAGGTTTTGGATATTTACGTTCATCAATGACACCATCATTAGAACCTTTTAAAATGGATCAATTATTTGAAATTACCGTTGCTGATAAATTTATGTTAGTACAAATATATGGTATGGATGGATATGGAAACCCACAACCAATTATAATACCTGATTATTGTTTGTTCATTGATAAAGGAAAAAGTTCATTTGGTTGTTACTAACATTTATATAATAGAATAGTTTTTGTATAATAATGCCTGATAAAAAAGATCCACATGAAAAACAATGGCGGGATTTATTAGATCTGTTTAATAAAAAACATGAAATGACTGACGAGGACTTTTATAAATGTAGAGCCGAAGCCTGCCAAAGATTATTAGACAAGTATTGCTAACTTTAAATAACACAAACCTTTATAAGCAATATGATTTCAAATGACGAATTTTATCGTGCTATGGAGCAGAAATTTTCAAACGTATTTAAGAGAATGGATACATTACATAAGGAAACTCAACAGGAAATAGAAGGTATTAAAGAAGAAGTCCATGAATTAAAAAGACAAACAGATGCCCATATAGCAGTTAGTGAAGCTTTAAAAGAATTAAAACAAACTAAAACATTATCAACTAGAATGAGAATAACTATTGTTTGTGCTATTGTTCCTGCTATAATTGCACTATTTACTCTTGGTGTTCGTCTATAAGAATCCAGTCATTAATTACCCAAAAAACCATTTCAACAAACCACTCCTCTTGTTCTATATTAGCTATTTCTGTCATACCACACATGGCTAGACATTGATGAATTGATTCTTCAATCGAAGTGTATATAATATCTTGTTCACTAAGATGTTTGTGAAGTGTAATCCAAGTCATTTTTGATTCTTCATAACAAACCCCTTTTTCATCACAATCCTCTCGATTAATAAAACGTATGTTTTGAGGTCGCCATAGGTCAAACATATAAATTATTATAATGAGTAGTTTTTAAGTTTACTGTATTACGACTATGATCATGATCATACTTTCCTTTATATACTACTATGATCATATAAACATAATATATATGATCATATATGTATATCAGGAATTTTTTCACTTATAAAGCTTATGATCATGATCATGCTCATAGTTAGTTTTATATAGAGGATCTTAGGTTATAATATATGGTAGTAATAAACCCAGCTATAAAACAACAATTAAAGGATTTAAGAAAAGTTCCTTATAATAAAATTAAGAAAGAATCAGCAGTTATAGTAGAATTACCAATAGGTCAATTAAAAAATCATGACTTGGCTAGGGCATTATTTATTACAAATAGTGCGTTTGTAAAATTAACTCAAAAACAAATGATTATGTATGATATAATCAAACAATGTCAAAAGGATATAGAAGAAGTGACAAATGACAATAAGTTAACTAAGGAAGAATTAATTGAAAAGGTTAGAGAAATTATTCTTGATCGACCTGATGTTGCACATCCTTCAAAACCTTCTTCTGATGCTGATAAGGAATAGAAATACCTTTTCTAGCAATATAATAAGTTCCTTTTGGATTAGGTTTACCCCAAAATGCACCAATAGCATAATTATAATCACAATCAAATTGATCAATAACCATATCATTTTTTATGGTATAAACCGTAGCAGTTGCCATAGAGTTATATAGAACTTCTTATATTAAAAGTTATGGATATTAAAAAATTAAAAGGGATTGGAGATGGAACAGCGAAAAAATTTGATAAAAATGGAATTACAACAGTAGAGCAATTATTCGTTATACCACCACCTAAAGTCGCAGAAATGTTAGGAATTGATAACGATTCTGCTATGGAGTTATTTAAAAAAGCAAGAGCAGTTTATGATGATTCACCAGTATTTCAATCGGGTTTAGAAGCAAAATCTGAAGATCAAGACCTAGAAAAAATCTCTACAGGAACTAAGGCACTTGATAAATTATTTACTGGTGGGATCGAGTGTGGTGCTACAACCGAGATATATGGGGAATTTGGTTGTGGTAAAACACAATTCTGTCATACCATGGCAGTAAGAGTTCAACTTCCAAAAGATAAAGGCGGGTTAGAAGGAAAATGTGTTTGGATAGATTCAGAAGGAACATTTGAACCTTCAAGGATAAAAACAATAGCAGAATCAGTTGATATAGATGAAGAAACTGCTCTTAATAATATTATAAGAGCCAAAGCATATAATTCAGCAGATCAATATTTAATTTTACAAGAATTAGAAAAACTTATTGTTGGAGATAAAAATATTAAATTAATTGTAATTGATAGTGCAACAGGTTTGTTTAGACAGGATTATAGCGGAAGGGGTATGTTATCTGAACGACAAAAATACTTAGATGAATTTTTAACTATGGCTTCTAATATGGCAAACTTTCATAATATTGCAATTATATGGACTAATCAAGTAATGATTAATCCCGGAGTTTTCTATGGAGATCCTGTAACTGCTATTGGTGGAACAGTTTTAGCACATAAATCTACTTATAGAGTATATTTCAAAAAATCGGGTGCTTATAGAATGGGTAAAATGGTTGATAGTCCGAAACACGCACAAATAGAGGTTATGTTTGGTCTTAGCGAGGAAGGAGTAGTTGATCAAGAAGTGGCAGAAGAAATAGAAAAAAGACGAAAAGCGGACAAAGCTAAAAAGAAACGGGAAGAAAAGAAAGAAATTGTCGAGTGAATATATAATGACTGAAGATATTGAAAAACCATGTAAACAATGTGGTTGTGAAATACACCCATTAAAGACAGATTATCCCCCTCAAAGAAAAGTTTGTATTGATTGTGTTAAGAAAAACAATGAAAAGCGACATAAAGAATATTATGAGAAAAGAAGGAAAGTGTCAATGGAATTAGGTCTTACAGATACCGTTGATTGTTGTCTAATATGCAAAACTTCACTAAGAGGTCTTAAATTCAGAAGAAGTAAGTATTGTTCAGATGAATGTTCAAAATTAGCAGTAAAACTACAAGATAAAGTAAGAAGTTTAGCTATGATGGATAGAAGAATGGGAGAAATAAGATCTAGTCAAAAGGCAATTAGAAAACAAATCAAATCTATGAAAAAGGCTAAAAAGAAACGGGAATAAAAGAAATAAACTGAGTAGTAGGTTTATATTAGCGATCTGATCGATATAATCATTGACTGATTGTGAATTATGCGGGGGAAATCTCAAAAAAACACCATTTAAACATAATGGCGAACCATTATTTGAATGTGAAAAGTGTGAAGAAGAATATATTTAAAAACTTATATACGATTAATAGTTTGGTTAAATATGGGATTCTTTAGCAAGGTTAGGGATAATTTAGACGTAAGAAACTTCAAAGTGGTAGAGAAAGGGGATTATGAACGAGTAACTCAAGACCATTATTCCATGCGTAAAGCAATAAATGATGAGTATCTTCACTCAAATAGTAGGGCAAGTACACCATATCCTTTCATGGATACACCTGATGGAAGTAAAATTCCAATGTGGCGTGTTGCACCAAACAGAATGTATGAATTAGCAGATTATGTAGGTGATTTAAGAGCAGTTATTGAAACTATTCAACGAGAAATGTTTAGAAATGGATTACAAGTTATACCAAGATACCATCATAAATGTTTAGTATGTTTAAAAGAATATGAACAAAAACCATTAAAAGAATATGTTTCTTTACAAGATGCACAAAATAAAGCAAAAGAAAAACTACAATGTACTGAATGTGGAAACGATAATCCTAGAAAATGGGCAAAACCTGATCCAAAAAATAGAGCAATATTACAAGCATTATTAGATAAAAGAGTAAATAATAACCAACAAACATTAAAAATTGTTGCAAGACAAGCTGAAAGAGATTTAGATATTATTGACGGTTGTTATGTTTTAGTGACAAGAAAATGGGCTATAAAAAAATTAGATCGCCCTGATGAATTAACAGGTGCAACAAAAGAAGCAGTTATGAGTATTGAAAAAAGTAAATTAGATGAAATTATAAGAGTTCACCCAATTCAATGTAGTATAATTGCAAGTGATGAAGCAGTTCTTGGTATAGGTGCAGATGGTAAACCACGATATATATGCCCACAATATCAACATAGAGATACAGTTTTAGAAACACCAGTTTGCCCAAAATGTGGTTGTAAGGCATTTAACGCATTTATGGAAACTAACAGTGTTCCTTATGGAGTTCCATTAAGTAGTCCAAAGAAGATGTATTATAGTCAAAAAGAAGTAATTTGGATTCCGGGAAAATATTATCCTGATGTTTTATATGGAAATTCCCCAATTCAATCAGTATGGAAGAAAGTATTATCATTAATGTTCCAAGATGAATATATGTGGAAATACTT